CACATTGTTATCACTTCCCACTGGATTATACGTATACCGCATAGCTGGGAGATCCAGAGATAAGACATCTCCTGTAACAGAGATCCCAAAGCCCTGATTGTAAGAGCAGTTAGTCCGCCCATAAAAATCTTTTTCCCAAACGCCAGTGGGCGAAGCGCAAGTATATGCGGCCCCAGGTGGCTGAAGGTATGTGTTAAATCTATCCGTTAAAGAAGTCCCATCGCCTGATGTAGCAATGGGGTTCATATTAACATTTAGTACAGTTCCTATAGCGTTTTGAAACTCGGTACTTGCTGCAAAAGCACTTACGTCATTTACAAAATCTTGCTGTAAAGTAATAGCTACCGTAAAAGTTTCAGCAGGGTTACCGTCCCATGGAGTAGGAGTAAACCACCCATCGCATGTCCAAGGGGTTGCTGAATCAGTAGATAAATCTTGGTGGGCGATTTCTAAAGTAAAAAACACAGTAGTTCCTGCCTTAAGATCTGCTTTAGAATTTGCAAAATCAAAAGATATTTTATTGTTTACGCCAGTCTGAGACAGGCTACATACCACAGTATATGAAGTGCCATTTGTTATAGCAGGTCCGTCATCGACTACCTGAGTGGTGATCGAGGAACTCAACCCCTCTGTTGTATATGCTAGATTTAAAGTGTTTCCTAAGCTATCAGTTAGGTTGTATCCATCAACATAGTTTCCGTACATAAGGCGATTGCCCATAATAGTCTGGGCCTGCGCTGTGCGAGGAACATTGTCATACAACCTAAGAAGCTCGGACGTAAGTAGCGTAGTAAAAATTTTACTGTTATTAAAGCGTATAGTACGTAGGCTGTTATTACCCCACCCCTGGTCCTCTTTATTAAAGTTTTCTATAACAAAAAGAGTAGAGTCACCTGCTAACTTAAAGATTAACTCTACCTCTGTAACGTGTTTTGACCCTGTATAAAAAGACACGTCTGCTCCGTTATATCGGTTCTCCATCCCCGAGTTATTAAAGTCAGAAGTGCTAAACGCAAAAGCTCCTGGAGAAAATGCGGGTAAAGAATAGAGTGAAGTTGCGCTATACTCACCGTTGAGGTATCTGTATCTATAGGCAAAAGAAATAAACCTATCTAACATAAAGTTCTCCTCCCCCTCTAAGACTAGAGAGACCGTTGGAGAAGCAACCTCTGAACCTTGAAATCCTGGGGGCCTCTGTATAACGCTTATATCTTCTTCTCTAAGCTTATCTATATGACTCGCAGAAGGAATAGGGTATGAGGAGTTAACGTTTATTTTGCGGGGAGGGTTTAAGTTGTCCGTAAAGAAAAGTAAGTCCCCAACTAAATTAACTCCCGTAATAAGATATGCAGGGTTAAAGTTTAAAGTGCTCGCCGTTCCTACGCCTAACCCGCCGTTAGTGCTGATAACATGGTACCGAAGAGTCTGGCTTGTGGTGTTGTATGAGACGATCATATCTAGCGGAGCGTTGCTAGAGCTGTTTGTAGGCTGGTGAACAAACCAGTACATAGTCTCCGTCATCCCGTCCTCAAAAGCCCCAATACACTGAGGCTTAGATACTTGGGGCGATAAGTCAAGTCCGTTATATGACAGCGTAGTAAGCTGAGTATTTCCCTTAGAGTTCTCTACAGCCCCCACCTCGGAGAGCTCCGTAGACCCGAGACGTACATTTAACGCGTCGACATACTCTCCAGGGGGGATAAGACGCTCATCGAACGACTTGTTCATTCTCCCTTTAATAAAGTTCCTTAATAGCTTCATACTACTTTAACCATTTATCTTGCCCGCGCAAATTCATTAGGAGACGACCTGGGTGGATATTACTTAATCTAATCTTCGCGTTACGAAGGAGAGAGGACTTGTCTTTCCGTGCTCTATTGACAATATATTCCTGTACCCCTATCTGACTATTCAAGATAGAAAACTTTATGTAAGCATATATAAACTCTTCAAAAAGTTTATTTACCCGTATAGGAGTCTTTGACCCTTGTCTCATCCCATCGGTGACGTACTCTAAAAGTATATCCGCTCCCGAAACCCCCGAGCTAAAGTTTATTACTCCGTTAGCCTTATCGATGCGGAACGTAGGATTTATGTTTGCCGTCTCGGTGTTCAAACCAAAGCGTGTAGGGGGGGAGTCGAAGTACCATATGCCGTCACAGCAGAACCCAAGCGTGTTATTGTAGGGGCCTCCGTTAAGATATATACTTCTTTTGGTATTACTGATACGGTCTGCGTCTATAGAAGAAACCTCTGGGATAACACCTCCCATAGAATCAAACAAAACTGTACACATCGCGTCCTGCTCATATGAAGCAGCAGAGTTTGCCTGAATGTTTTCCGTTAGAGGCACAAGGACCTGGTTCCTATACATAGAAACTCTTACCCAGTTCACGTAGTCAGGAGGTAGGATATACCTCAAGTCATCACACACCTTTAGCTCCAGAGCTATAATCTCTTGTATAGAGTCGTAGTTAAGCTCCTGTATACCTCTCTGAGCATGGAAGAGAACCTTGTACCTATTTACATTATTTAAAAGTCCATCGTTCCCCTCATACATAAGCATGAAGTTTGTTACAATATCGTCTAGTGTAATATATTGATACGAACCCCAATTGTAAGTTTGGTCGTAATATTCTTTGTCTGTTAAATCATGCATCTAGCTTTCTGTTTGATTTTCTTTTGTTTCTAACCCACTACCAAAAGTGTATACGTCTTGTTCTCTGATCTCTATACCTACGTACTGACAGATCTTAGCTATAAGAGTTGGCTCATCAGAAAGAGGAAGCTCGAAGTCTTGGTAGTCCGCAGCAGAAGAGTTGAACAAAGGCTCCCCCCCCATTAGGGTTACCCATGTCCACCTGGGGACCATAGGGTATCGGATATATTGAGCCCTAATATACGGGCTCAGAGCAGCAGGGTATATGGTTACGTTGTCTCCTTCTAGCGTATAGGCGGGGAACATTGTAGAAGGGGATGTAAGTTTAGAACTTAAAAGGTAGGTGATTTTATTCTGGCTAACCCTTTCAATCATTCTGCTCGTGTCAGAAGAGAAGATCCGATACGAATTAACTGGAGTGCTAGGGAAAATAGCCGCTGACAGATTTAAAGATATAGCACTAATAACTTCTGTAACTACTGCCTCAGCATTAGTATCTGTGTTTAAAACAAGGTCCCCAACGCTTACCTCAGCTAAAGTAAAACTAACCAAGTTATCATTTAAGTACGTTGGGTTTAATGCGGTGCTGCTCCCGTTTGTGCTACCTACAATACTATCTAGGCTAAGGATTTTATTTACTAAATAGTAGCCCATTGGGAGAGCGTGTATATTTGCCGCGACAAGGGTAGTAAAAACCTCTACAGAGAAAAAGTCTATTACCTCCTCTAGTCCTTTGACTATATCTGCGTACCCCGAACCCGCAGTACGCTGGTTCCGTTTGTTTATCCAACTATTATAGGAATAGAAATACTCCTCAAACAGATCCATCTGCGCTTGTTGAGCATAGAGGTTGAAGTCTTGAGGAGAAATATATCCGTAGTTGTTTTTATTAGCTATAGCTAATACCGTATTTCTTACATCGTTTATAGGCATACCTAATTGTTTCCACAAAGATAGCAAAAAAAAAGAGGCCCACTTTTTTGTAGACCTCTCTTAATATATTGTTTAAAATACTCTCGTTATGCCCACGTTAAAGTTCCTCCGTAGATGATACCTTGAGTACCACCACCGACAAACTTCATCTGTGTTGTAACATTAGTCCATTTTGAAGACCATGTTATTTCTGCTAAACGGATAAACTCTTTAGCAAAAGCATCCGTAGTAATAGACTCACTAGGGTCAACCGTTAGTTTCTGAGTTACCGTGCCACCTGATCGGCCTTTTAGGTAATGAAGAGTAAGTTGTCCATTAGCTATATTACCTCTCATAAGGCTGAGGTTATCTATACATACCCTCACGCTTCCTTCCCCTCTAGTAGAGAGTAGGACTACGCTGTCACCTACTATAACAGAGCCTGGGCT